TGCATTTCAGCGTCGACGGCTATGATCACGAGTCAAACATTCAATATCGTGTGAACTCAGACTGGTCCAGTATCATGGACGGCATTTGGGCCTTGCGAAGCGCCACGCCGGCCAAGCTGATTTGGGCTGCCATTGCTTTTCGATTCAATGAAGATCACCTAGAACACATGATTGAACAGGCTCGAGAGTTGGGCATGGATCGATTTCAATTGACACGTAGTACCAAGTTTGGCAGTGTTTATTCCAGCTACGGACCTGCAGATGCGTTGGAACCTGCACAGAATTTTGTAAGCAGTACCCATCGTTTTGAACGTAATCTTGTAGAATTAACAGACCGTCCAGACACCGTCAATGCCACTAACATTGTGTTGTTCAATCAATTAGATGAACAAAATGGCATACGACCCCTGTGTGCTGTGGGCAACAAAGGCCTGTACATCAATGCCTTGGGCCGATTATATCCCTGTTGTTGGGTAGCAAATCGTTACAATCATAATTCAGAATGGCAAGGAATTGCCGAACGTTTTAATTTAAATCGCAGAAGTTTGACTCAAGTGTTAGCCGACGAATTCTGGAACCAGGAATTTCAGACGTTTAAGTGGCAAGAATGCCAAACAAAATGCAGTTCTGGGGTAGTAAATCAAGAATATGCAACTCAGTGGTAACGGAGATAACTATGCTATATGACATGGACTTATCAAAATATAGAGGTACAAGAGCTACCGGAAGATTGCGTGGGCTTTGTGTATTTGATAACTAACACAGTCTCTGGAAGAAAATACATTGGGAAAAAACTGGCCAAATTTGCTAAGACCACTTATCGAACAGTCAAACTCAAAAATGGAACCAAGAAAAAAAAGAAAATTCGCTCAAAGGTCGATTCAGACTGGAGAGACTATTATGGCTCAAATGATCAATTAAACAAAGACGTAGACACCCTAGGTAAAGACAATTTCACCAGAGAAATCATATTTTATTGCAAGTCAAAAGCAGAATGCTCATACATCGAAGCGCGAGAACAATTCAGACACCAAGTCTTAGAATCAGCAGATTACTATAACGGACAGATCTCTGTCCGTGTCCATGGCTCCCATATCAGAGACAAACTCTAATCACCATCAGTAAAGGCTAGCACAGGCTAATGTCGTGTGCCCTAAACCTGGACCTCGGGTCACAGGGACGGAATTCTCTTCGCTGAAAAGAGTACTCAATCACTATCCTTGACAGGACGAAGATCGCCAATTGCCGCGGTTTGATTGTTTGAAGAAAAATTAAGGCTGAAAAGACGTGCAAGCGATTGCACACGCTCAGTGTATGTGTTAGCGTATGTATACTGATCCGCCGTTGTATAAAGACAGAATGAGCAGGTACCGGACAACCGCCTGTGTTGTTGTTTATAGTAGATTATAGACAATTATAGTTCTAACGCTAAGTGCTATCAGAACTCAGATGAAGCCAATCTTTGCCCTGTGCGGGCAAAGTGTGACCATAGAATCTAGATGAAACTGTTTTGCTTTAGCGTTCAAAGAAAACACGATTGATGAGCGATCAGCGAAATCAATAGATGTACGCAGTACATCTTAAAAGAATGGCATACCTGACTTTTTAGCAGTTTCCATGTTATCTTCAATGATCTTTTCTACGTCCAAGCGTTCTTGATGGCTGAGTCCAAGCACGTCTGAATAGGTTAATCCCCCACGCATGAACCAACTGATCCGGAGTGCATTGCGTTTCATGGCTTTTGATTCTTTATCGTAGCCGTCCAACAGCTCCACGATACCTTGATCATCAAGACTCAAAAGCCGTTGTCGAAAAAACTTGCGTAGTCAAATTCGATGGGCACTTGATAGCTCTTTTCGCATTCTCCACACACAACTCTAGAGGGTGCTAGTCCTGCTTGCTTGTTGAGCTCACCCAATCTATCCTGTACAACTTTGACAACGCCTGTTTGTGAATTTTCGTAAAACTCGTGGATGTGTTTGGGATTGTTAACTGTATTAGTATGATTGATGGTGATTGATTCAGTGGCTGCGGTCAACACTTCTAGTCCGATATTGATCAATTTCTCCATGGCATTAGAAACTTGTACAGCTCTGGCATTAGACTCTATGTCGGCACTTTCTAATGCCTGTAACATTTTTTGTTCTTCAAAATTTATCTGTTTACTTCTATTGGCTTCTACGTAGCGTGTGGGTTTGAGTTTGATGGTCAACTCATCTATTTCTACAGGAGTATCGTAGTCAGGGCATCGCATAGCTGCCAAACTGTCTCGTAGATCTTGGCTGTGTCTATTGTCGTGTTGGCAGTGGGGGCATTTGCTGTCAAAATCCATATTGTGCCCGTAGCTGGCGATGCGTATGGCAATCAATATGGCATCCATGTCGATACTGGGCATTTCCCAGGCATTTTTGATGCTTGGTACACAGCTGGTCATCACGTCTGCAACCCCGGATCCGTTCATGAGCGCATCGGGTGTTTTGAGCGTGATTTCGTCTTTGGTGGTCATTGGGTAAATTGGTAACTCGCCGTTGACTGGCAAGTCAACAGCACCATCTTTCCACCAACGCCCGTTGCTGGGCAATCGGATGTAAATTGCTGGCTGTCTAAAATACTTTAACAGCGGATTGTCTTCGGCTTTTGGATGCATGATTTTATCCCATAAATAATTGATATAGTACTATATTTATAGGACAAAAAATCCATGGCAATAGAAGATAGACTCGACCGGTTAACGGATGTGCTTGAACAATTTATAGATCGTCAACCCGGTGGCAGTGGTATGGGCGTGAGACCTAAAAAAGATATGTCGCAGGGGCTTGATGATCCGGCTGTGCGAGAAAATTTAAGAAAAAATGTACGCGAATACACCAAAGGACTCAAAGACGCCACGTCGCCGCTCAAATCGTTGACCAATGTATTTGAAGGTGTAAGAGAAGAGCTGGACTTCAGTCAGACCAAAGACAATTTTAATTTGTTGGACCAGGCTCTGTTAAAAACTTCAAATACAGTTGAAATTGCTGCCATTGAAGAACAGAAAAGAGAACTACTAAAAGCATCTGCATTAAAAACAGGTGTGACTGCGGCAGCAAACTTTGCAGGCGGCATGCTCAAAGCTGCCAGCATGATCTTGGACGCCAGCAGGCAATTTGAATTATCAATACAGAGTGGTGCCAGTGGCGTAGAAGCAGGCACACAAAATTTAATAGCCAGTATACAGGCCAACAAACAGATACAAGATACACAAGCTGATCTGATAAAAGACGCATCTCAAGGTATCGGAATGTTGGGCATGGCCTTTGGCAAATGGGGCAAGATAATTGGCGGTATTGTTACCTTACTTGGTCCGCTGGTTTCTTCCTTCATGAAGTTCAACAACGAGCAGGAAGCCAAAGCCAAAGAACATCAAGCTAAACTTTATGGCGAAGAGCTGAAGAAAACTCAAGAAGTATACAAACAGACAACAGAAGCTGGCGCTTTTTTTGCTGGTGGCATGACTGAGATGCGTGATCAGGCTGTCAACGCAGGTATGCGATTAAAGGACTTTGGTGACGCCATCAAACAAAACATATCATATTTCCATCAAATGGGTATGACAGTCACAGATGCTGCCATACGCATGGGTAATGTGCGTAAGAGCATCAGGGACAGTGATCTAGACATGAGATTCCGTGCCCTGGGCATGAACTCCAAAGAACAGGCTGAAGCTATTGCAATGACTTCAGCCATGATCAACAACGCCGGACAACTGCGTACAACCAGTGATAAATCTGTGGCAGCACAGACTTTTCAGTACAGCAAAGATCTAAAAGTTCTACAGGAGCTGACTGGCGAGGATGCCAAAAAGAAAATGGAAGAGGCCAGAAAAGAAACCATGGCCGCTGATATACGTGCCAGACTGTTGGCAAAAGACCCCACAGGCGAAAGTCTCAAAAGATTCCAACAGGTGTTTGCCACAGTACCAGCAGAGTTGAAAAAAGGCTTCTTGGAAAAAGTCAGTTCGGGTGGAGCTGCCATCACTGATGTGAGCTATAATATTGCTGCCGCTCAGAATTCTGCCATTGGTTCGTACATGGAAAACGTGTATGCAGCCACCAACAACACTGCATTGTCTGCCAGTCAAGCACAAGATGTGGCAACAAAGGCTTTGACAACAGCCGGCCAAGCTACATTGCAAAATTCTGAATCCATGTCTACTTTTGCCATGGCAACTAGATTCACAGCTGACGGTACTCTACAAGGTGCCAACGCAATATTCACATCATTTATCGAAGCTGGCGTGAATATCAAGGCAGGTGCCACCGAAACGGCACGCGGCATAATTGACTCTCTTGAATCGACTCGAGATCCTTTGACTAACCAGATCAACCGACTAGAGAAAGAAACAGATGCTATTGCTTCGTCATTAGAAAATCGTTTGACTCCGGCGTTGGCAGGAGCCGCGGCTGCTATGCCGCGTTTTACTGGTGCAATAAAAGATGCATACGAAGCACTGGGGCTTATAACTGGCAAAGAACAAAAAGGCACCGGCGAAGTGGCCGGCGAAGTGGGCGGAGCATTAGCGGGCATGGCTGCAGGTGCTGCCATTGGATCATTTATTCCAGTGCTTGGCACTGTTGTTGGCGGCGCAGTTGGTGCCGCCATTGGTGGCTACCTTGGTGACAAAGCCGGCGGCGCAGTTGGTCGACAATACGATAATGCTGTGAGAACCGGCGGCGGCACTGATTTTGAAACAACCTCTACTGGAATGGGCATGAGTTTTTTTGCCAAGGGCGGTATAGCCCGTGGCGCAGAATCTGGATTCCCGGCCATGCTACACGGCATCGAAGCTGTTGTGCCCTTGCCCGACGGAAAGGCATTACCAGTCAATTTAGATTTGAGTAACTCATCTTTGTTGGCCAGCATTGGCAAACTTACTGCCGACGCAATCAACAACAATAGCACATCTAATACACCTACCAGTACACTGGCCGAAGATACTTCTACCATAATCAAACAGCTGACTGACACAATCACCACATACAATCGAGCTTCTGCAAGCGACTCTTCGAGCAAGATGCTCGAAGATATGGTTGCCATGATGAAAACACAACTGGACAAACAGGAAGAAATGATCGCTCATCTCAAAGAAAATGTGGATGTTAATCAACGCCTACTAAATCAAAGCTATGCTTGATCCTCGGTAAATACACTACAGAGGAATTTATACAATGAGCTGGAAGAAGTACTTTAAGTCTGCAAACTTGCCCACTAACATTAGCCCTATGGGCAGTGGCAATCGTATGCCCGATCCTGGCTATCGCAACTATCAAAGTAATCTTCCAGAAGTGTACATTGGTCATCCCAACCGTGTTGAACGTTACAATCAATACGAACAAATGGACATGGACTCGGAAGTCAATGCCGCCCTGGATATCTTGGCTGAGTTCATGACACAGCGCAATGACGACAACAACACAGCATTTGATAT